GAAAAAGAATTGGAAGAAAAAGTAAATGACTGAATTAATTTTAATTGCATGGTTAAGTGCTACGGTTGGCATGTTTCTAAGTGAGCTGTGTTAAAACGTTTTTTGAGAGAATAAGAAAAATATGAGTTATATATTAATAAACGGTAAACCATCATATGAACCAGACACGCTGAAGTTTAAAAAATGGTGTCAGCAGCACAACACCACGGTTGCTGAACACACTTTTAACATGGGCATGAAAAACGAAATAACAGTGTCCACTGTGTTCATGGGCAAAATCGTAAAACACGACAGACAACGCAACCCCATGTTCTGGGAAACTGTGGTTTTTGAAAATGACAGTGAACAGTGTGAACAATATGTAAGTGAACAGCAAGCAAGGGATGGCCACAACAGAATCGTGGCGGGTGTTATGAAAAGATTGAACGGGTTGAAAATATGAAGTTCCACAATGAATACCAACAAAGATGTATAAGGTTCATGCCTGAAACGCACAGTTGTATCCGAAAACATTCAGAAACTTCGTCTGTTGTTAGCCAGATAAACTATAGCATACAAAGAACGGGTGATTTCGACAACGCAGTGGCCAGTTTGATTGATTTTTTAGTTTTGCAAAATAAAGAACTAATGGACAGGCTTATGATTAAAGCTAAACACGAAGTTGAACCAGTTTTCAGGCCGAAAATATGAACAACAAACCTTTTTGGGTCTGCACTAATGACCATAGCAACCAAGGGCACCACATGTATTGTGAAAAGTGTGGCGAGAGACAAGCGTATCCGACTTGTAAAAACGGCCACCGGGTCGAATGGGCGGGCCAAATGTGTGATACATGTATAAGGGAAGCAGAAATGAGTGACAAAATGTGGGAAGTTGGTAAAAAATATTATTTAAATGATGACCGTGAAGTTAAGGTTGTTGACATTGATAAAAAATACGGTGCGGCAAGTATTTTGGTGCGGTGCATAATAGCGGGTGGCCCTGTATTGTTTTTTAACATGAATGGCGAAAACCATGTTTACAGTGTTACGCTTACAACCAGGGAAGTCAAGGAACCGAATTTCGTGTGGGTTAATACATACGATGACAAAAAAACCACAATTACTTACCATGTCAGTTCTAAAGAAGCTCAAGAATATGGAGAAGACCTTGAAGCGCGATTAGCACTGAAGTATTTAGGAAGAAAACGCATTGACTTGAACGAAATTGAAGGGGTTTGGGATGATTAACCAAACATCCTGTCAAACCCTTTTAATTTTTTGTACTCCAACCAGTCGTTAAACATACGCAAAAACAATTCACTGTCGGAACAGGATAAAAGGGTGGCGGTGCTTTTGAACTGGTCTTTTGTTTCTTGGCTCACACTGAATCCAATTGTGGTTGGCTTTTTATATTTCTTTTTCATGATCGACTTCCTTTACCTAAAAATTTTTACTGTTCTTTTTACTTCTGAAATATCTGCGCCATGATCCCTGGACACTTCTTTTATTGCTTCTTTTTCAAACTTCGAACCGGCGGCTGTGTACTTCGCAATTTCTTCGCAATCTTTTGTAAACTGATCTTTGTAAAACATGTTTGTTCCCCTTTGTTTATGTGTTTACCCCTTCAAGTAAATGAAGGGGTTTTGTTTACCCTATGCAGCAGTAACAGAAACGATGCGGTAAGCTTCAGTGGCGTAGCAGTCATACTTGGCTTCAGCGGCGTCAGCGTCATCAGCAGTGACGTAGTAAACTTCAGTTTTTGACCAGTTTTCAACGCCAGCGATGATGTCCCAGTCGCTAGTGTTGCCTTGTGTTGCGATTTTTACTGCGAAAGTTTTCATTTTGTTCCCCTTTGTTTGTTATGTATTCTTTATCGGGATTTTTGAAAAATAAATTACACAACCTGAAAACCGCAATAAAAACAATGAAGTGTGTAGGGGTATTTTTTCAAAGGTCGGTAACTCACTGAAAAAACAAGGCGCAAAAACACCTTTACTGAACCCACAAAGGCAAGGTAAACACCGTAAAGAGGTAAAGCATGACAAAACATAAATTAAAATCGTTTGCCCTTGGCGTTGACCCTGGTTTCAAAGGCGCTATTGCCATAACAGATGGCGAAAAACTTAACGTTATTGACATGCCACTTAAACGAGTACACGGCAAAAACTACATTGATGAACAAAAGCTGGCCGCGCATATTAAAATTTATGAACCTTTTATCAGATGCGCCATAGTTGAAGACGTTGGCGCGATGACTGGAAACGAAACGCCATCTAAAATGTTCCGATTTGGTTACGGCGCTGGTATCGTCAACGGCATATTGGTGGCCAATGGAATTCCTGTTTTCAAAGTCAAACCCGCAGTGTGGAAAAGTAAACTTGGAATGGGAAGGAACAAGGCGCACAGTGTTCAATTGGCCGCGCAACGTTTCCCAAAACAGAAAAACGAATATTTTAAATATAAAAAAGATGACGGTCGCGCTGAAGCGGCGTTGATCGCATGTGAAGCTTTTAACTTGTTTAGGTTTTGAAAAATGAAATATTGCAGAATACACAAAGGCTATAAATGTTTTCCTGATGCAGACTTAAAAAATATTGTTGGGATTGTTTTTGATTCTGTGCGCATAAGTGATAACGAAAATATCATATTCAATGGCGAACGTGTTTTTGAAATGTTCCATGACCAGGATTGCTGCGAAGGTGTCTGGATCGAAGACATAGAAGGTGAACTATCTTACCTTGAAAACACACCGATACTCGAAGCCAGTGTTGAACAAAATTTTGAAAATCCTTTACAAGAAAACGAAGAATCATTTACTTGGACGTTTTACAAGTTCAGAACGATAAAGGGATATGTCACTATCAGGTGGTATGGTTCCAGTAACGGGTATTACAGTGAAGTAGTTGATTTCATCGAACACAAGTGCGTAAAAGATTAAATGCCACAACTTTATTTAGGTTTTGAATTATGAAATATTTCACTCAAAGCGTATGGTATCCAAACATGGGTGGCGAAATTTTACCTATGAACATATTGCATGAGTACGTCAGTCATACTTTTTTAGCGGGGTTCTTGAACTATTCAAAACCAATAAAAGCTTTTTTAATGCACCGATATGAAGACGACCCCGAAGTAAATAAATTAATGGCCAAAGAATTTAATGACCAAAAACACATTTTTCACTGCAATTTTTCTGAATTTTTTAAAGATGATATTGTTATGCTGTCTGTACACGAAGAGACTGGTGATTTCTGGTATTTTTGGATGGACAGAGATGTTTCCGACTGTATGATTGGCCGGTTTAGAGCAGATGACCCTTTTGACGAAGTTGTTGCAGAATTTGTTAAAGACACTAAGTTTATTCAACAAAATCTTGGATACGTTGAACACGACGAACCTTGTATTGAAATTGACGTTTCTAAAATAAAAGGGTGGCTGGGTTGTCTTTAGTTAAGCTTTACCCCTACCAAGAATACGGCGCTAAATGGCTCAACACAGGTGGCCGTTTTAAGTTGTTATTCGACGACATGGGTTTAGGTAAATCGGCGCAAGCAATCACCGCCAGCAAACACCTGAACAAAATTTTGATAGTATGCCCTGCATCGGTCAAACTGAACTGGAAAAACGAGTTTAAAAAGTTTGCAAACCGCGCCGCGTTCGTTACAAACGTAAAAGACACAACGGTTTCGAACATCGTCATAACTAATTATGAACAAATTACCCTCAAGTTATCCACATACACTTCACAGCGCTGGGATTTGATTGTTTTTGATGAAAGCCACTTGGTAAAAGAACCATCAAGTCAAAGGACCGTGGCCGTGTTTGGCCGAGGCGGTTTAATTCACACAAGTGAAAGGATTTGGTGTCTGTCTGGAACACCAGCGCCAAACAACGTGGCTGAAATATGGGTTTGGATGAACGCATTTTCATTAACTCAATTAACTTATAACGGGTTTTTGGATCGCTATTGTAATTTTGAAAAAGCCAACAGGTTCACAAACGCCAAGGTAACTGGAACCAAAACAAAACACATTGGCGAAGTGCGTATGGCTTTGGCCACCCTTTCACTAAGACGTTTGAAACGAAACGTTTTAAAAGATTTACCGTTTGCACAGTTTTCAACATTTGAATTGCCACCAACAAATTATGATCCATTTAAAGATTTTCCCGATCTTAGGGATAAAATGCGCGATGAACTGCAATTGTTAAGGGAAAAAACCGGCCAAGATATCCCACAAGTAAACGATGAAGCGTTGATTGAAGTTTTACAATTAATGTCGCAAAGCATTTCAAGTATTAGGCGGTATCATGGCCTTAAAAAAATGAAAGCAGTTTGCGATGTTATTGAATACGAACTTGAAAACAAATGTTATGAAAAAATTGTGTTGATGGCGGCACACACTGACATCATTAATTATTTTGAAAAGCGTTTAAAAAAATATGGCGTTGTTACTTACACCGGAAAACATAGCGAACGCAAAAAACAACAAGCGGTTGACAGTTTTCAAAACGATAAACAGATACAAGTTTTTATCGGCAACATAAAAGCGGCTGGCGTAGGCATTACGTTGACAGCAGCGCACAACCTGGCGTTCATCGAATATGATTTTGTTCCAGGTGTTAACCGCCAAGCTGGCGATAGGGTTCACAGAATCCCACAGAAACTTTCGGTAAACGTAAGGTTTTTCAGTATGGCCGGAATTGATCATCACATAGCCAGGTCAGTGCAAAGAAAAACCGCTGAAATATCAACGTTTATTGAACAGTAAAAGTTTTTTGTTTGACACTTCAATTCAACGATGGCAACGTCATTGACACAATAAAGAACGGGGTAAAACCCAAAACGTAAACAATTAAATGAAAAAAGGTTGGTGAACTATGGCCACTCGTGCATCCAAAAAAACTAAGAAAAAAGCAACTAAAAAGAAAACTAAAACCGTAGCGAAGAAAAAGAAGGTAGCGGTAAAGAAAAAGGCAACCGCTGCGAAGCCAAAAACCACAACAAAACCAAAAGCGCAAACACTGGGAAACAGCAATAAAATTGAATTGCTTTTAACTGAAAACAACAGCTTATTGCGTGGCGTCATTAGTGCGATTGCAAACCTAAACGGCGGCGTTACTGAACAACCAGTAAAAAATGACCCATTAAACCTTGTTAACGCACCAGCAACACCTGCAACCCCTACAATTTCAAAAGATCAAATCACAGAAGCGCTTCAAAAGGTAGCGGCCACCATTGGACTTGATGGCGTTGGCGAACTTTTGAAAAAATTCAATGCAGCGCGTGTTTCAGACATTCAAGAAAAAGATTATCCTGCCTTTGTTAAGGCGTGTAACGACTCAACAGCGCAACAAGGTGCAACCGCAAACCCACAAAATCCGGTTATGGACATGGGCGCGGGATCTGCACCAGCTTCGGCAAACTTCCTTTAACTGTCATTAAACGTGATGGCGTCCAACTTTGTTAGGTCTGTTCGGCGTCATCAACCCACAGTCAGGTTCGCGTATCCATTCGCGTTCTAAAAAGGCCAGTTGAAGTTTAGTTTGCTGAAAAGGTGGTTCCTATGTCGTTTAAAGAAATTGTTGACAACACTAAACACTCGCACATTGGCGCTTCTTCAATGTATCGCTGGAGCGCTTGCCCAGGTTCAGTGAAACTTTGTGGGTTCGCCACCAAGCCAAGTTCAAGTGTTCATGCAATTGAAGGAACTATCGCGCACGAAGTCGCCGCGTTTTATCTCATCAATGGGTTCTGGCCTTTACCTGACACTTTCGGTTTAACCGAATCACAACTTGACATAATGGTGCAAGCTATCACGGTTTACACCGATCACATAGCGCGGTTAAAAGAAGCTGAACCGCAGAACAAATTCCATGTTGAACACAGTTTTGACATGGGAAAAATTTACCCTGGCGCTTACGGAACCGCTGATTTTGTATCCTACAACTCACATATCGGGTGGCTTAAAGTAATAGATTACAAACACGGCAAGGGCATGGTTGTTGAAGTCGAAAACAACAAACAGTTAATGTATTACGCTTTAGGCGCTATCACCACTTTAAACTATCCTTTCAGAGTTATTGAACTGGTAGTTGTGCAGCCACGCGCTTTTCATCCCAAGGGAAGTGTTCGTAATTGGATCATTGGCGTTGAAGAAATTTTAGATTTCAAAGCTGAACTGATTGAAGCGGCCAAAAGAACAGAAGATAAAAACCCAAAGTTCAAGGCTGGCGAACATTGTTTTTTCTGTGCGGGGATTGAAATTTGTCCAATAAAAGACAAAGCGAAAACAGCCAAAAGTAAAAAAATAATGAGTCCACTTTTTAATGATCCGAAAAAGGATTTTTTACCTGTGGATAAACATGGGAATGAAAAGTAAATGTTGATTCAGTTAAAAACCTTTGATACGTTTCGCAATAGGAAAGTCAATTGCGATTTACCAGTATTTAGGGTTTTTGTTTTTTCGCTCACCAACGAATTTTCATTTAAACCGCTTAAAATCTGGCGTTTAGCCCACGACACGGGCCACACTCCCACGCCAAAATTCAATATCAGTTTTCAACGCATGTGTTGTGCGTTGTTTATTTAATAACTTTTTAAAAAGGAAAACATTTTATGTCTAAAATCAACACACCAACATTCAGAGTGGCGTTTCCTAACGTATTCAAACCACGTTACAACCAAATGTCCAAAAAAGACGAATTCAGTTTGGTTGCTTTGTTCCCGAAGGACGCCGATTTGTCAGGACTTAAACAAGCGTGTATGGATGCAGCCGCAAAAAAGTGGGGCGACAACCAGCAAGCGTGGCCACAAGGTTTGAAATGGCCGTTTAGGGATCAAGGCGACCGCGCAAAAACTAACGAAGAAGGTAATCAAGTTTTACCTGACGGATATGTTGCAGGTAACATTTACTTGAACCTTCGTTCAGTAAATCAACCAGGGGTTGTTGACAACAGCGTTCAAGAAATCATTGATTCAAGTGAATTTTATGGCGGTTGTTGGGCGCGTGCATCTGTTTCTGTTTATGCCTATGAACAAGGTAACAACAGAGGCGTGAACTTTGGCCTTGGTAACATTCAAAAGGTTAAAGATGACGATGCGTTTGGCAACAGAACCAAGCCACAGGATGATTTTCAGCCTGTTGCGGGTGCTACTAATGCACAAGCCAACTTCAATCAAGTAGGGCAACCAGAGCAACACGGCTATGCACCGAACCCAGGCTTCACTAATGGCCAGGACTTTGGTGGCCAACCAGCAGCGCCACAACAGCCACAACAAGGTGGCGTGAACATGTTCAGTTAATGCTTTTTCTTTTGACTCCCAAGTTATGTGGAATCGCTTGGGGTTAAAAAGGAAAATTTTCCGTCTGTAGGGATCGGTTGAAAATTTGGT